ATACAGAAAGGAAATCAAATGACTGAAGAAAAAAAGGTCATCACGATTGACGATGTAGACTACACTGAAGATCAGCTAACGGACGCGGCGAAAGCCTGCATTAATCACATCAACTCACTGGATCAAAAGATTGCGTCCGCGCAGTTCAACGTGACCCAGATGCAAGTTGGGCGTGAGGCGTTCATTACAAAGCTCAAGGACGAGCTGCCAGAGGCCGAGGCTGAATAAGCAGCACTCATATCTAAGCACCAGCCCAGCAAACGCTGGGCTTTTGCATATTTGCAGTAATATGTTATATTCGCGATAGTGTAACGTAAGGATCGCCAATGGCACTGATTGACCTAAACATTCCAGCAGGCGTTTAGCGCAACGGGACAGACCTTCAAGCACAAGGCAGATGGCGCGATGCAAACTTAGTGCGTTGGCATGATGGCGTTATGCGTCCGATTGGCGGCTGGCGTACTCGCTCAGATACAGCAACCAGCGCCAAGATGCGCGGAATGCTTACTTGGTCAGACAACAGCGCAGACCGTTGGGTTGCTACTGGCACCTATGATGAGCTTTACGTTTATAACTCTGCTGGCACGCAGTTTGAAATTACGCCGACTGGACTGACAGCGGGTCGTGAAGACGCGCTTGCGTTTACTGGGTACGGCGGTAACTTTTACGGCAACTTTGCATATGGCGTTGCGCGTCCAGATACATCCCGCATTCTGCCTGCAACGTCTTGGCACTTAGAGCCTTGGGGTGAGTTCTTGCTCGCCTGCAACGAAGACGATGGCAAGATTTATCAGTGGGAGCTAAATACAGGCACGGCTGCTGCGGTTCTAAGCAATGCACCTACGAGTAACAAAGGGATCGTCGTAACAGAGGAGCGTTTCTTGTTTGCGCTTGGCGCAGGCGGCAATCCTCGCAAGGTTCAATGGTCTGACCGTGAAGATAACAATACTTGGACACCTGCCGCGACAAACGAAGCTGGCGATCTGGAGTTAAACACATCTGGCTCTCTAATGAAGGGTGTGAGCGTCAAGGGTCAGACCTTGCTGCTCACAACGCGTGATGCTCATGTGGCAAACTATATTGGCCCGCCTTACGTTTATGGCATTGAGCGCGTTGGTACATCGTGCGGTCTGGCAGCAAATGAGGCTTGCGTTGTCGTTGACCAAGGTGCGTTCTGGATGGGCGTTAATTCTTTCTACACCTACACAGGTGGCGGCGTTCAAGAAGTGCCATGCGATGTTTCTGATTATGTCTTTAACGATATAAACAAAGCGCAAGTCAGCAAGGCTTTTGGTGTATCCAATTCAATGTTTGGTGAGATTTGGTGGTTCTACCCAAGCGGCGGGTCAACAGAGAATGACCGCTATGTTGTGTTTAACTACATCGAAGGCACTTGGTATATTGGGCAGCTTGACCGCACTGCTGGGTCTGATCGTGGCGCATTCCGTCAGCCAATTTGGTCTAAGGCGGCAGATAAGAAGATTTACGAGCATGAGATTGGCTTAGAGTATGATGACCTAACGCCATTCGCAGAAAGTGGGCCGTTCCGCATTGCAACTGGCGATAATGTGATGTCTGTTATTGAAATGCTACCAGATGAGAAAACGCAAGGCGATGTGAATGCCACATTTAAAACGCGGTTTTATCCAAACGGCACTGAGCGAGACTATGGGCCATTTAGTATGAGCAACCCGACAAGCATGCGGTTTACTGGTCGTCAGGTTCGTTTGCGCGTTGAGGGGCAGCGTTATACTGATTGGCGTGTTGGCATAAATCGCATTGATGTTGTTCAGGGTGGGCGTAGATGACACAGCAGCAACGCGCACCAGAGCCAAGAGGTGACGACTGGAAAGTATGGGCGCGTCGTCTGATGCAGCACCTCGGTCAGACCCGCATTCCTCTTGTGCAGCAAACAGGTGAGGAGCCTGCTGCGGATGATGGTCTGCTTATGTGGGATCGTGAGAATAAGTATCCTGTTGTATCCAAAGATGGCGCATGGGTTCAGATTGTTCTTGAAGACGGTCAATATTCTGGCGCGATTACGGCAGACCAGACTGCTGCGGCAATAAACACAGCGTACGCTTTAACGTACACATCTAGTGTCGCAGAGGGGATTACAAACGGAACGCCAAGCTCTCGGTTGGTTTTTGCTGAAGCGGGTCAGTACATGGTGAGCTTTTCGGCGCAGATTGCATCTACATCAAGTAGCACTGTAAACTTCTGGTTTTGGCCTCGCATTAATGGCACAGACGTTGCGGGTTCAACCATGAAAAACGCCTTGCACCAAAACAACGCGGTTTTGGTTGTTTCTCGGTCTGCTATATTTGATGTTAGTGCTGGCGATTACTTAGAGGCTATGTGGGCAGTAGATAGCACATCAGGGTTTCTAGAAGCTACGGCTGCAACGGCCTTTGCGCCCGCTGCGCCTGCGTCTACGATTGCGATAACGAGGTTACATGGATAATACGGATTTTGCACAAGAGATTACGCGCTGCCGCCCGTGGATTGAGGCGGCCTTAGAGTATTCTAATGGCACGCATGATTTTATTGACGTTGCTGAGGGTCTGTATCGAGGTACGATGCAGCTATGGCCTGCGGAGAAGGGGTGTATCGTCACAGAAATTGTGGTATATCCCAAAAAGAAAGCGTTAAACGTGTTCCTTGGCGGCGGCGAATTGGATCAGATTTTGGATATGCATGAAAATGTGATAGAGTGGGCCAAAGCGCAAGGGTGTGAATGTTTGATGATGACTGGTCGCTTTGGCTGGAAAAAACCACTAGAGAAGCACGGTTGGAAAACTTTGCATTCCTCTTACGTTAAGGAGTTTGAATAATGTCAGGCGGTAAAGGCGGCTCACAAACGTCATCGGTAGAAATACCTGAGTACATCGAAGCTGCGGCACAGCGTAACTTAAACAAAGCCGAGCGCATTTCGCAGCTTGGCTATGTTCCATATTATGGCCCAGACGTTGCAGCGCTTACACCAATGCAGCAGGCTGCAATGCAAAACGTGGCAGGTGCGGCTGGCGCGTTTGGAATGGCGACACCTCAAGGGCAAGACATTTACGGAATGCCTGCTCCAACTGAGTATGCAGGCGGCATTCAAGGTTACTCATCAGCGCCAATGTTTGAACAATCTCAGGCTGAGTTGGCTGCACGCCGCCCAGCGCAGAAATCGTACATTGATAGCTTCTTTATTGATCCGTTTACTGGGCAGTATGCTTATCAGCCGACTGATTACACGCAGTACCAGACAAGTGCTCAAGAGCGTGCAGCGCAGCGAGCGAATGAGTTAGCTATAGCGCAAGCGCAAGCTGGTCCTCAAACAGTAAACTATGAGCTAACTTCATTTTCGGCAAATCCTAATTTAGCGGTTCAGCCAAATGATCAGATTTTTAACATTGCGCCCCCAGAGGTTCAGCTTGCTCAACAGATTATTGCTACTGACCCAACAAATCCTAATTATAATGAGGCATTCCAAACTGTTTATGATTATCAGTCTCAACAGGCAGTAAGCGATCCTACTGGAATGTCAACTGGATTTGGGATTACGCCAGAGGTTCTAGACGCTGCTGGAATTGAAAACTTCATGGCCCCACAGGTTGATTTGAGTGGAGAGCAAGCATCGGAGTTTATAACGACGCCAGCATCAGGTATAACTGATACAAGCACTGCTGGCACTGGAACCCAAATTATGAATGACATAACTGAGGGCGTCACTGGTCTTGCTTCAAACACGCTTCTTGGCAACTTGTTACTTGGCGATAGCTACAATGTTGGTGCTGCAAATAATCCAATCGAAACGCCAACTGTGGCAGAAATGGAGGCGGCAGCGCCGACAGGTATGACCTACAACACAGCTACAGGCTCATACACGCAAGATGATGACGCTCCATTGCCTACAGTCACGCCAAAGCTGCCCTCTGACGTTGAGGCTGAAGAGGACCTGCCTGGAAATGTTATCAGTCGCGCTCTTAACATTGGGGCAGGCAAAAAAGACGAAAGTAGTGATAGCGGTTACGCAGGGGAAAGCGGTGATGGCTGCGTGGTCGCAACATACGCAGTCAGCTCAGGAGCATTCACGCCAAGCATGAAGCGCGAGGCAGTCGTCTGGTGCATGCATAACTTGCATGACAAGTGGTGGGGCGAAGCGATCCGCAGAGGTTATCGTCACTTAGGCCGCAAGAAGATTGAGCAAGGTAAGGCACACGAGCATTACCAAGAGTTCCGCAACTATATTGACTTTGCCTCTGGCAAAAAACGTACAATCAAAGGCGCTATTCACTTTGCAGCGCGAACAGTCCAATTCTTTGCGGTTGGCCTAGTTAAAGGAGACGCATAATGGCGGGTTCAGCAGGCGGTATAACAACAGGGTTTGACATGGTTAATCAGCCGAATGCGCCGACAGCCTCGGCAACAGACCCACTTGCACAATTTGCAAACAGTGGGACAACCTTGCCACTGTCTCCCAACGCAGACCCTAGAGGTATCCCCATGCCCGCGGGCGTGTCAAATATAGCAGAGGCAAACATTGACCCAACTAGAATATACCAAGGGACAGACCCAACCATAACTGGGCAAAACAATTTTTTTGCATTAGCAAATAGTGGACTACCCACCAGAGGCGGCAGTGAAACAATGAACCCAGCAGGCGGCGGAAAAGGTGGCGGTGGAGCGGTCGGTCAGCCAATGCCTCGCCCAACGCAAGGCCAGTTTGCGCCTCTAGCTCCACAAGGCGGCTTCAACGTAAACCAAGCAGCAGCAGGCGCATTGCAGCAGGCTATGATGGGGACGCAGGCGGGCATGGGGTTCCAAGCTCCCCCATCAATGGCATTCGGATACGCTCCAACAATGCAGCGAGTGCAGGGCCAACAGCAGGCTTACGGCTACACCCCAGCCCAGCAGCAATTGCAAGGCATGCAGACTGGGTTCGGGTATGATCCATCTCAGCGCCGCGGCTTTACATTGGCTGGTCGTGACATTGCTCAGTACGAAAGCCCCTATCAGCAGGCAGTCATTGATCGCACGCTTCAGGATTTATCTGGTGCGCAAGAAAAGGCGCTCAACGTAATGGGTCAGCAAGCCACAGCAGCTCGTGCGTTTGGCGGTTCTCGTCAAGGCATAGCTGAAGCGGAGACACGCAAAGGCTTTGCAGAGAAAGCAGCAGAAGCAGTTTCAAACTTGCGTGAGCGCGGCTTCCAGCAGGCGATGGGCGCGGCTCAGTTTGATGTGGGTCAGCTTGCAGGTACAGAGGCGGCGAATGTCGCAGCGCAACAAGCAGCGCAGCAGTTTGGCGCAGGCTCAGCCCAAGCAGCTCAGGCAGCAAACATTGCGCGGCAGCAGCAGATTGAAGCAGCAAACGTGGCAGCACGCACAGGTGCAGCCCAGTATGGCGCAGGTGCGCAAACAGCGGCGGAAGCGGCAAACATCCAGCGTGCGCAGCAAGTCGCAGCGTCAAATACAGCAGCTCAGACAGCAGCGGCGCAGTATATGGCGCAGCAACGCCAAGCAGCTCAGCAGCAAAACTTTGCTAATCAACTTGCTGCATTTGGTGCGCGTCAGGGTGCAGCATCACAGCTTGCAGGGCTTGGTCAGCAGGCGTTTGGCATCGGTCAGACAATTCAGCAGCAGCAAGCACAGCAAGGTCTGTTGCAGCAAGGATTGCAGCAAGCGCTTATCGACGCAGCGCGTCAGCAGTACGCGGGCTACATCGGCTCGCCATCGGCTGCGCTACAAGCGCCACTGTCAGCACTTGGTGTTACACCAGTTCCGCAGAGCACAACTACAGGCAGACAACCTGGGCTGTTTGACTACCTCACGTTGGCTGCTACAGGCGCATCTCGCATGTGCTGGGTCGCGCGTGAGGTCTACGGTGAGGGTGATCCGAAGTGGTTACAATTCCGCGAGTGGGTTATCGGTGCATCGCCTGATTGGTTCTACAAGTTGTACTCAACTCATGGCGAGAAGATTGCTGAGAAGGTCAAGCGCAACCCATGGACTAAGAAGGTTCTTCGCCCGCTTATGGACATCGCACGTAAGAGCTTAGGGTATAAGTAATGGACTATGTAGAACTTGCACGCCAGAAAGCGCTAAAGTACGGGTTAAACCCTGATCTTTTCGTGCGCCAAATTCAGGCTGAGAGTTCGTTTAATCCTAATGCTGTGAGTTCTGCAGGTGCGATTGGCTTGGGCCAGATTATGCCAGAAACAGCAAAAGAGCTTGGCATTAACCCAAATGACCCTGACCAAAACTTAGAGGGCGCAGCGCGCTACACTAAGCAGCAGTTAGATCGGTTTGGCTCTTACCCTCTTGCGCTTGCTGCGTATAATGCTGGTGCAGGTCGTGTAATGGAAGCAGGCGGCATTCCTAATATTACTGAAACACAAAACTACGTGTCTAAAATTATGGGCGCAGGAGGTTCTGCAATGAACGCGAATACTGGCATTCTTGGTGCGGCTCAGGCTGCAGAGGAAGAATACAAAAGGGAGCAAGCGGGAAAGCCGCTGTTCCAGCGAGATAGTTTCAAGGATATTGCGGGTGACTTAGCAGTTGCCTTTAACTCTATGCGCCTCAAGCCTGACGACAACATTGTTCGTGCAGTGGATAGCATCCGCACGCAGCGCACTGAGACTAAGGCACGCAATAAAACGCTAGAAATGATGACGAAGATTGGTCGTGATGATCTTGCAGCAGCGGTTCAGTCTGGCGCGCTTACTGCAAAAGAGGCATATGGACAAATGCTTGCCGATGCCGCCGAGTTGCGCAAGACGCAGGCGGGCGGTAATCTTACTGCTAAGATGCGCGAATATCAACTTGCTGTTCAGCAAGGTTACAAGGGCAGCTTCATTGAATACCAGCAGCAGGGCGGCGGCAAGCCAGCTCAAGTTGGCAGTATTCCGCAAGGTTATGAGCTTGTTACAGGGACAAATGAACAAGGTGAGACTACACTTCGCTATGTTCCGATCAAAGGTGGCCCATCGGACACAGCCAAGCAAGATGAGGCGGCGCGTGAGCGCGCATTGAGAACAGCAGGCGTTGTTACTGGCGCAATTGATAAAATTCAGGACAAGCTAGAAACAACAACTTTGCCTATTGCTGGGTTTGTCGGTGGCAATCTATCGCAAGTCAAGGGGACAAACGCTTACAGCGTTAAGGCTCTCGTTGATACGATTAAGGCTAACATTGGCTTTGAGGCGCTGTCTCAGATGCGCAAAGAAAGCCCTACTGGCGGC